CCTTCAACTGTTTGCGAAGGTCTTTGACTAAATCAGAACCGTCATCGGAACCATACGTGTTGTCGTATCCACTATTCATCTGTCACTCCAAATACTCGTGGCCCTCTCGCACTACCGGAGGTAGTAGTGGTTGGCTGCCACTGTCGGGTTTTTACTCTATCAGGACCGACAACCCTGACAGGCTAAATCTATATAGATGTCTAAAAGCCCGTGTCGAACTCGCCTGCACCAAAGGACTTGGTGCCACCGGAGGAGCCACCCATCTTATTAAGGATGGATTCACGTAGACGCTTACGTCTCGTCTCCTCATCGAGTTGACCTTCCTTCTGGATTCCGGCCATGCTCTTGATTTGCTTCTTAAAGCCACGCTTCTTGCCAGTGTTGGCCATCGTCAGTGCGGCGTATGTGCCACCGTACTGTGCCTGCTCAGCAAAAATCTCTTCGTAGTCTGCGTCCGGTGCTTCCTTAGACAGTTTGTTTAAGAACCTACGAGACTTCTTGCCCTTACCTAAGTCCTTCTCAAAGCCAGCCTCGATTGCATCCTCGGCAATCTCTAGGTTCTTCATCCGTCTAGCGATAGCGTGCTGTGCTTTATCCGGATCGAGGGCGAAAGCAACAAGGTCACCCTTCTTTAGCCCGTAGGTATTCATCAAAGCCTTCTTCATGTCCGGGTCCCACTGGGCCTGGATGTTCTCGGCCAACTCAATACGATCCTCGAACTCAGCGGCAGAGATGTCTGCCGCAATGTACTCAGCAAAGTCCTCGAATGAATCACCGAAGCCTTTGGGCACATCAATGCGAGACAGTGATTCCCTGTAAGACTTCTCTAACGTCAGGTACTCAGCCTCGGACAGTACCGGCAACCCAGCCTTGCGGCGCATCTCATTGCCTTTGAACCGTTCTTTGTAGATGTCAGTGTCTCGGATGTAGGACTCAGCCTCTAATGGTGAAAGCCCTCTAGCGCCCTCAGCGATCTTCATTGCCTCCGCGAAGGTAATACCTAGCCGATCCGACAACTGGTGCGCTAATCCCTTGAGGGCCTTCTTGCTGGTGTACTCACTGTCGGTACCGTCTTCGTCTACATCAGGTTCCGGATTAACCTTGTCTTCCTCAAGGCGTTCCTCTTCTTTTTTCTTGCGGTATTCCTCTATCGTGATTGGCTCCTTGTAAGGAGCGAAGGGGTCACCCCTCTTCCTACCGTCCTTGCGGTAGCCATCTTCCCAGTCTTGTATCCGAGCACCGTAACGTGAGTCATCACCTGCACGTTGGTATTGGTAGTCAGGCTCGCTGTTCTTGCCGCCTCTCCTATTCCTACCCTTCTTGCCACTCACCTGTCGGCGGTCACCGTCGTACCACACTTTGGAACCGGCGTAGGTTCCCTGATCTTTATCAAGGTCCCAGTGGAAGTTGTACCGATCTTGCAGATCGGCTATGAGAACCCTGATGATTCCGTCGTCAGGGTTGCTGCCGTTCTTGATACGTCGGATGTGAGCAACGATTTCCCAGACCTTTGCGTCGCTCTTAGCGTTCTTCTCCCCCTTAGTACCGCCTGCTCTCATTGCTCCTCCTAGTACCCGAACTTGCTTAACATCTGATTAGCGAATGCGTCGTACTCCTGCATGGCATTGTCGGTATCTAGCCAACGGTCATCATTCTTCTTGATGTAGTCCTTGAACTTCCATAGCGGCATAGACTCCGGCTTGCCGTCTTTGTCACGACCATCCATTCCAGCCGCCAGGGTGGGATCAGTCCAGTCAATCTGGGCGGGGTTGATCTCTAACAATCCAGCCATCTCATTCACATACGGCTCAGATACTTGCCGCATGTTCATGCCACGATCCAACTGGTCTGCCCATGCTGGGTAGCGGGACTTAGCCTGCTCCTTCATCTCAGCCTCGAACTCATCCCATGAATAGTTCCCGCGCGTAAGGGCGCGGGCGTAAGAGTTGACTACCGAGTCCTCGATGGACATACCCCAATCCAGTAGTTGCCCTCGGACTGCTGACTTCATTCCATCGAACTCAGCGTCCTTCATGTTGACTTTGCCGACACCAAGGTTTTCCTCTAGGGACAAACCATTGTTGTTGGTGTTCCAGTAGTGGATGGCCTGACTCATCGCCTGCTCATCGGCATCGGTGATGCCTTCATCCCACTCCATGATTCCGGATGCAGTGGCATCGGTATCACCGTAGAAGCCATTCTTAAACAAGGCCAATCGCCAGTTACGCATCTTCTGTGGGCTGTCTTTTTGATCCTGCCAGATACGCCATACGTCTTGGTTCTGGTAGAAGGAGTCATCCTGTCGGATGTCCAAGCCTTCACCAAGGTCTTCGTTAGTGCCAATGCCGTGCTCGGCAGGACCGGGAGTTGCACCAAGGGCTTGTGCTACCAAGGTATCCTCCTCGGCCTCACCGCCCTTGCTCTTCTTCTTCGCGTTCTTGGTCGCCTCCGTAGCGGTCATCTCCTGACGGCTACCGTCTGGTTGCGTAGCCTGAATCAGTGCTAGGTCTGGGTCACCCTCAATCTGTTCAAGTTGCTCAGCGGTAGCACCCTCGTCAACAAGCCGCTGCAATGTTTCCTTGGGTGTGTCCTGCCAGTGGTACGGAGCACCAGTCGCAGGGTCAAGCAACTGCTTGCCTGGTATTCCCTCCATTCCACCATCAGGCATGAGTAGTGGAGTACCGGGTACATAGGAACCAATGTCATCCCGTATGTCCCTGCTGCTAGTTTCAGCGAACCATCCGGTAGGCAAAGGCATACCACGCTTGGCCATCCATTCGGCAGCACCCTTCACTGCGTCCGGAGCAGTTGGCGGAACAAAGTTCGCTCCGCTTATGCCCGCCATGAGATCGGTAGTCATACCGGGCCTTGTTGAGTAGTGCTCCCTGTGTGTTTCCCAGTTGGTGTAGTTATTTATAAACTGCTTGGCCCACTGCTTGGCAGCCTTCTCATCACCAGTACCACCGAGTTTTTCATAGAACTCTCTAGCCAGTTCTTCAATCGTCTCTTTGTTCTGATCGCTTTTATTGAGAGTCCAACCGGAACGATTGTCGTCGTACCACTTGATCCGGTTCATCAACTCAGCAAGTAGTTCGTTGTTGTTCTCCATCACATGCCTCCACTACCTAGTTGAACTGTCGGACCAGTCGGTCCCTCAAGTGGGCTTTCAACAAAGCCATTGAAGTCAGGTATTACTGCTGGCCTTGTTGGCTCATTCTCAATCGTCCGAGACAGTGTGGTGACTTCATCTTCGTCTGGTGTCTTCAACTCACCCATGAAGATACGGTCAGCCATTACGTAGAAGTCTGGATGTTCCTTGATGAGTAACTGCAACTCTTTCCTTAACTCATCACGTAGCCATCTGTCATCCGCACCACCAATGCTGCCGCCTTCTGCCAGTGGCAGCATGTAGTCACGTAGTTGCAGATACTTCATTGCAGCGATACCAACCTCAGTTGCTTGCAACTCAGGTGCCTGGGTTAAGGCAACTCTGATGTCCTCAATCTGAACATCAATACCGTTAGTGTTCAACTCTTGCTTCGGGTGCGTATTGGAGATGGAGCGAAGAATCTTCTTCGCTGCTTTCCACTGCGACTCATCAGCCGCAGTCCGCTCACTGTTCATAAACTGGGCATCAATCTCGGCTAACTGCGTTTCGTACAACACCTCGTTCGCTGACTGCAACCGCTCCTGTGGTGTCAACTTCCTGTCGCCCAGGTTCTCGTTGGAGAACCGCTCCATCCGTGGATCGTACCCACCACCGGGATAGAACAACGATGCAACCGTAGGTGCGGCTTTACGTAGATTGGGGTTCTTGAGCATTTCATCAAGCGCGTCCTTTGTGGGAGTGACGCGGTAAGACTGCTTGGCGCTCAATGCCACCATTGCCTGTAGGCCATACTTGTCAGCCATCTGCATCAAGGCACTCTCGCGACTGCCTAGTTCGTTGTACGCCTCTTGGTATTCCCGGTACATTACTGCTTGCGAGATGTCGCCCTCCGTGGTGGCGACCCTAAAGTCAGGAACAACCTGACCGGGGTGCAGTGTCATAAAGAAGCCCTTAGCGATGGACATACCTTGTGCGAACTTTTGAGCGTCTTGGGTCAGTTGGACAAGGCCCGCGCTGGTTACCATTCCCGACTCGTCGGTGTACTGATCAGGATTCTTTGTGAGGAACATATTGACGGCAGCCGGAATGTACTTCTCGTAACTGTCCCCGAATCCCATATTGCCGCCAGTTATAGTTCCGGCAACACCGGCACCAAGATTCTGAACCCACGCAGGAAGAATGTAGGAACCAAGGTTGTCGTCCCTATCCCCCGAAGTGTCCTGAATAGGAACCAAAGATTTCTGCAATCCATCAGGGAGTCGGTTAAACAATGCGGTGTCTTGGACCCAACTCATGGGCATCTGGACAGCGGGACCAGCACCAGGGATCAGACCGTGACCAGTGACAAGGTTGAAGGACTGGATGGGTGAACCAATCTGTGGACCAGATAGGTCCACCCCACCACCCTGAATACCAGAGAACAATGAAGCCATCGTTCCCATTGCGGAACCAAGTAGTGGGATACCCACCATGTCGCCACGCATCGGGTCTTCCCAGAAGACTGCGTTCTCTGGGTTGTTGGGGTTGTCATCCCACCACGGCCATGCCATTGCGGAACCCTCGCCACCTGCCGCACTGTAAAGAAGTGAGGCGGTGTAGACCTTACGGGGGTTACGGACAACTGCCTTGCCCCACCACTCAAGTGAGTTAGCAAACGCCTGGATGAAGGGGAATGCAATACGCATAGCGTAGGCAGTCTGGTTCCTCTTCTGTGCGTTATAGAAGCCCTTCTCGGCTAGGTCACGACCGCCTCGCATACCCAAGCCTTCGATCTCAGACTTGGACAAGTTGCCATCGGAACGCTCAGCCAACTTAGCGTTGCGCTTGATGCCGTCCAGTGTCCTGCGTGACCACGAACCCTTGCCCTTACCTTCGAGCAACTTACCGCCCAGAGATTCTTCTGCTGCCTTTACAATCTTCTCGGCAGTCTCCGGATCAACAAACTTGACGTAGCGTTCAATCTCTTCCCAATATCCATACCGGAAAGCGGGACCATAGGTGGTCCCCTTCTCAATGAAGTTGGAGAAGTCGAAGAACCCGGTGATGGTTCTATCCCACCAAGACGCAATGGAAGAATCAAAACCTTCCGGCTTAGGTTCGGTGATGTTAATCAGCGGCATCTCGTAGTCTTCGTACCGTTGCAACCAGTCATCGGTGCCTGGTCGCCAGGTCTTGGAGCGTGGGTCGTTAGCGGCCTTCGCCTTAGCGCGTGCTTCGACTACCTTCCAGAATGCTTCTTCCGGAATATCATCTATGTCAGCCTGTCGCATGTATGCAGTGATGGTGTCCATCATGTCCCGGTCCCACCCGAACGTCATCTCCTGCCAGCGGACAGCGAGTGAGGCAGCGTAGTTTACTTTCCGGTCGTTTTGGGTCTTGGTCTTGCCCATCCCACCCTTGGCATCCTCGATGGGCTTGTCCCACAGATACTTATGCAGTGCGTCCTTGCCGAGGGCTTCGCGCTCTGCTGCGTCTTGGGTGTCCCTGAACATCGAGGAGTTGGGGTCAATGTTCTTTTGGAAGTAGTTGTTTTCATCGAAGTATTGCTGCAACAAGTCCCGGTCGATGGCCTCGTCATCTATGTACCGGCTACCACCCTTACGTGATTCCCATAGGTAATCAGTGATCGCATGTTGCAACTGCCTAAGCGTGACACCATCGCCAGCATTGGCGATCTTCTGCTCGATGTTTGCTCGTTCTGCCTTCAACTGCTCGATAGTCTTGTCGCCCTTCTTCTTGGGCTTTATCTCAAGTTGATGGATTTCCTCGACAAGGGCTTTGACTTCCTTTTGTAACTGCTTAACCTCAGGGCTATTCGGTGCATAGATTCCGGAATCAACACGCCGTTGGTGGGCTTCAACCTGCTCCTTGAGTACGCGAACCTGACGTTGCATGTCTTCGATGGTGGTAGTCAACTTGTCGCGCTGGGTAGCCATCTCTTGAAGTTTGGCCTTGAAGGAGCCGGTACCAATACCGTCGTCTGCCACACGCTGTGCGGCAATACGGTGGACTTCCTTCATCCAACCAATGTCATTCTCCACCGCATGTTGCAGGAAGAACTTGCCAGCATCCCCGCCCCTCTTGTCGAAGGCCATCGTCCAGAAGACCATCGCACCAAGGCTGTCGTTATACAGAAGTTGCTGCTGTCTGCCCCATCCCTTCCAGAAGTTAATAACATCCTCGGTCGCAGACATCGGGGAGACACTGACCAGTTCGGTACTGGTCTGTATCTTCAACTGATCCTTCTCCATGATGATGTCGAGACGGGAGCGGTCATTCATAATGACCTTCAAGTAGTCCTTCCACATCGCTTCGTTCTCAGCCTCATCCAAGAACGAAGACTCTCCCCACTTCTCCCCATTCAGATCAGTCCGGGCAGGTTCCCACCTGCTTAACTTGTCTGCCCACTTCTTCCGCATTGTCCCGTCCTGGGCCAATGTCAGCATCATGGCTGTCACACCTAGTGGGTTGGTGACAATGTTGGGACGGCCCTCCATCAGAAGGCGGGCCTGCATCTCACCGAGGTTACGCAGAATGTAACTCAACCGGAATGCCAACTGGGTCGAACGGAAGAACTGGTCAAAGACGGGACCAGTCAGGTTCTTCATAGCCTCTCGGCTAGTTGCCCCTATCCCTTCCTTCTTCACCAGATAGTCGGCCTTCTTCAAAGCCTTACGTAGTTCACGCCAGTCAGGCATCACCATGAAGTCGCTCATCTCTGCCTCAAGCGGAGCGACCATCTTCAATGCTTCCTGCGTCTCATCGGTAGCAGACGGCAAAGTCTTGGCACCCTTGGCAGTGGAAGCCACTGCTGTAGCAGAGAGGAACCTGGCGTTCTCTTCGCCAGCACCCTGCCACAACTTGAACTGCTCAATCAGTTCCTCGCGCAACTCCTTAGAGACATTCTGCGTCTCAGCCGCACGGTCCACCATGTCATCTATGTAGCGGTTCCATACGTTGCGACGGGCCATTGCCGGACTAGATGGGTACCGGATGTCAGCCATGATCATCTCGTTCACCCAGTAGTCGTGAATCATCTTGTTATTCATCACCACTTCGACGCGAGCGTCTTTGTCTGTGGTGATGTTTCCATCTTTATCTAAGTAGTTACCGTCCCGGTCTTTCTTCCAGGCATCCATAGCCTCACGAATCTTGGCATCGTTGCGGCTAGTGGTGACACCGAACATCCCGCCACCGTTCTTACGGGAGACGAATGGCATACCGCCGTCCTTTAGGGACCGGCTTGTGTCCTTCCAAGTAGTCGGATTAAACCTAAGAACATAACCAATACCATCAGAGACAGCCATAGCAGATTGGTTCGCATCTTTGGAATCTATTCCAATGTGCGCCCACGGTGTGATAGCCGCACGACGGTTGGCGAAGAACATGCTCGACTTCGCAGCCAACGCCCAGTAGGCGTTGAACTTGGAGTGGGGGTTGGCCCCATTCATACGAGCACGGGCAGTGGCGGCAGTGTTAGCAATCTTGCCTCGCTCATACGACACGCCAGTGTCAGCATCACGAACCATCCGGCCCAGGATGTCCCACAGTTCAGTCTCAGTGGTGGCTTCCGAAATCTCAGCCGCCCACCTTGCGGGCAATCTCCGCGCCGACAGTTCCCACAACTCGGCAGCATTATCCAACTTCAAGAAGTAGTTGACGATGAAGTCGGCATCGACATCCATGTCACGACCACGTAGACCGAAGAACCGCTTGGTGTTGAATAGTTTGTTTAAGGCTCCGGCCAGGTCGTTCTTCCTCCGACCCGGATGTTCCCAGTTGTCATTCCACCATCTACGCAAGGATTCGGTGTACTGCTCCTCTAGGGTCATCGGAGTCACTGGTGGCTCCCCGCCCTTACGGGCGTACTCGAACCGCTCCATCTCGGTAGCGTTCTCGAACCACTCGGTGAACTCATCAAGAACCTTCTCGGAGTTACCTGATGGCTCAAGGGAACGCTTGCTTACGTTTTCAATAACCTCATCAATGGGAGTCCTTGGGGTTGACTCAATCAAAGACTCGGCAGCCTTGGATGCCCTGACCGCTTCCTCTAGTGCCTCAGCGGTAGCGTGCTGACCGGCACGCAGGTTGGCCACTCCATCCAGTAGGGCTTCCTCGCTACCCATCGGTGGCTTGGGCTGTCCCGGTCCCTGTCTCCTGGCTCGGTCGTCGGCAGCCTTACGGGCTGCGTCCATCGCCTCGCCAATCTCATCGAAGGACTTACCGTGGATGAACTTCTGGAACGCACCACCCACGAGGAAAGCCTTGGCTTTCTCAATCGCGTAGTCGCGTTCCCATACCGTGACTGGCCTGCCGTCTTTGCGGACCTGCTTGCCGTCCTTCAACTTCGGTCGGCTACCGGGAGCACGGGGTTCAACTGGGTTGGTTTGAAGCGTGCTGTCGAACTTGTATTCCTTTACCTGCTCCTTGCCATCGGGACCAATCCACTTGGCAATAACCACACCCCTCTCATCATCAACCGTGATGCGGGCTTCCATGCCACCGTCATCAAACAACGTGTGAAGGCGCAACGTCTGTGCGCCATAGGTGGGATCGACCTTCCACTGGAACTTCTTCTTACCACCAACGAAAGCCTCTGAGGCTTTGTTGATGACCTGATCCCATTCCCCGCCCTTGGCTCCATCTACTTGAGCAAGTAGTCGGCCAGTGTTGTCATCGAAGATGCGGTACGAGTAGGTGGGGTCCCCCGCGTATTCGTACACCTTACGAACTACTGGCTGACCGTTCTCAATGACAATGACTTCGTTGTACTCCGTTGGCTTCCTGGCTTCCACCTTCTGCGCCCGGATGCCGTAACCGATCATCCGGTCGTCGGTGACCTTCTGTCCCGGCCTAGCCACACTGTCATCGAACCGAGTGACATCATCGAGGATGACACTCTCATGCACGGCTGGCAGTGGAGTGTCACCGGAAGCAATCTGAACTGGCGGGGAGTCCTTGGTGAATCCACGAGTCAGGCTTGTGTCCAGTGAGCCGTCAGCCTTGAACACCAACTCGACGTAGATGTCACCATCCGTGGGGTAGGTGCGAACCTCGACCCGTCGTCCTGCGCTACCCACCTGGCCCGGACTAGATGGGATGTAGACATCGTTCAGGTAGGACACCAGACCTGGCATCTCTGGACCTTGACGGTTCACTGCGTCTTGAGCGGTACGGGAAACGGAGTCATCCATCACTGGGTCCATGCTGGTGCCGAACCGTTCCGGATCACCCTCAGCATTCAGGACCAACTCATCGGGTGCCATCGGCTCACCGCGATAGGCACCACGCTCTGCTGCACTAGCACCAGACAGGTAACCAAGATCAATGCCCGTGGGATTGATGTCACCATTCTCATCAAGCAGGGGATACGGTTGAAGTTCCTTCCACCCCTTCGACCCACTACTCTCTAGCCAGTCAATGTGCTCCTTGAGTCTGGCCCACTCTTCCGGTGTCATGTACCCACCGCGAGGGATGCCGCCAATAATCTCCGACACCTCGACCCATGACGCATCCTTTAGTGCGTCTTCATCCAGCCCGCGCTGATCTGTCCTAGTGCTGAATGGGGAACGCTCATCCCTCGGTGTGCCACCCGGATCAATGCGTTGCAAGTCACTCGTCGCGTACTTGGGCCTACCGTAGATAGGTTCGAGACGACCGTCAGCGTTACGAACATGGGGAACACGACCACCCATCTCGCCAGCCATTGGAGTCGTGGTCAGTAGCGGAATCGGTGATGACCGTGCCGGGTCTACGTCAACTGCCTGCACCTCAAGTTCGTCACCCCATCGAGTACCACTGGCCTTAGCGCCTTGCATACGAGCAAGCCGCGTCGCGTCCTGGGTGCTAACTGACTGTCCCCAATACACCCACTGGTTGTCACTGGTTCCGGCAGTGGACACTCCCTCGCGTGCGGCCTCTGCCGCTTTGCCTTTGTCGCTGGGGAACAACGCCCTCGACAGGGCAATCCCCAACTCACCCTCATCCAACTTCCAAGGCTGGTAAACCAGGCCACCCGGATCAACCTCACGAGCCATGTCTAGGTACTTGGCCTTGAATGCGGTGTCAAGGATCGCAAGGAAGTTGCCGATCAAATCCCGGTTGTCTTCACTGATGCCACGCAAGACGAGGTTGGCGTTATCTTCCAACGCACCACGAGCGGCGGGGTTGGGAGTGTTGCCAATGAAGTTGACCAACTCATCGAATAGTTCAACCGCCTCATCACCAGTTGTAATCTCCCGACCACTGGTGGGATGTACGGCGAAGGGTTCATTCATGTCATCGGCTGCACGACGGATGTTCTCGCGTGCCGCCTCGAAGAAGGAAGGTAGGCGACCCATCACCGCGTCGATCATGTTGTTCGGGTTCTCCGTCATAAACGCGATAGGCGCAAGGCGTGAGTCAAAGTAGTTGAAGTATTCATACTGATCGGCAGTGCCATTCAGGAAGTCTTCGATCTCCTTCTGCATCTGCCGCCAGTTGTCAGCGTTGTGAGGCTTCGGAGTGTGGGACAACAACTGGGTCAGGATTGACCTAGCGCGGTCATTAAGAGGGGACTCTCCCCGTCCCGAAGAACCAGTCCGGCGTGAGATGTCATCACTGATCGGGTAATACTCATCGCCACCGTAGGCTAGCCCGTACTCTAGTTGGCCACCTCTGTCACCAACAATCTGTGTTACCTCATCCCCTACCCATCCGCTTGAACCCTCTGAACCTAGTTGCCGAGCCTCTGCGGTTTCATCGCCACCAGCAACGCTGGCCTTCACTACGTCGTCGGTGCCAGCCATTGCGGCCTCGTCGGCCTGCTGGACTAACTTCTCTTCCGCCTTCGGGTTGATACCGAAGTCGATGTCCTGCTGACGAGGAAGAGTAAGGTCATCAACGATACGCACCTTGCGGGCAAGTTCAGACTTCAAGTCTTGGTATGAGATACCCGAAGCGTCATCTGCACCAGCATCAAACTTGGGTGCTATGCCCAACTCTTCTGCCAGCATCCTGCTCAGGTTTGCCCTAGCGGCTTGGGCCTCATACGACCCCTGCCCCATTCTCCTCGGGGGAGCATTGATACCAAACGCGATCTGGAAAAACTTAGCGAATGCTTCGTTCTGCTTCTCTGCCGGTTTCGATGGGTCGAATGTCGGTACGCCCTCCACGCCGAATGCGTCTACGTAGTCCCTTACTGGGAGGTCGCCACCATCAAGCATGTCACGGGGGTACATGACATCAAGTTCTTCCGCCATCTCTTTCAGGAGATTGCTGTCGGCGTACTGACCGATGTATCGCTCGGAACCCTTGTTGATCCAGCCATACGGGGAGAGTCCGAAGACTGGGTACCACTGACCGGGGACGACTCCATCTTTAGGAACCGAACCTGATGAGTTGTAGAAAAGGAACTTCTCTCCGTCCTTCTCCACTATTGCGAAGTAGCGACCGTCATAGGAGATGACGGGTGCGCCACTACCAAGGAAGTCTTCAACGTGCTCGAAGGTTTGCTTCTGTCTTCTGGGGCCTATCTTCCTGGCGTTCTCCAACTCCTCAACAATCATGTTGAGGTTACGCAGGTAGATAGCGTCTAGGGTGGGGACACTCACCTTGCCATTGGTGGGAATCTTTGTGGCTTCTTCCCCGTACAAAGTTTTCTGTACTGCCTGTGGGAACTGGGCGAAGGTGGAACCTGCGCCCTGGAACTGCTGCTCAAAGTCATCCATCCTCTGGATGATCGAAGCCATCTGCTCAAAGTCTTGAGGGTCTACATCGCGACCAGCACCTATGTAGATGGCTTCATCACCGTAGTACGAAGAACCAAATGGTGAAGCCTGGTTGTCCCGCTCGGCGCGAGCCACCTGAGCCATCTCTTCTTCATCGGTCACTCGACCGGCTGCTGCCATCTCCTGATCGAACTCTACATCTTGCCGGTACTCAGCCTCGTCTAGTTGGCGAGAAATAGTTGAACCATCGTAGTCAGGATGACCAGGCAGGCGGGGAGTCTTGGCCCGATAGATCGCATCGCTCATGGCCTTGTGCCAATCCACGACACCCTTATAGGCACCCGTGCTTTTACTGAACTCCGCCCAATGCAGGAATATCAATCCGGAACGAAGGGCATCCTCTAGGCCATACCGCTGTACGGCAGTGGGATCAGACCGAACCCAAATCTCAAACGCCTCGACTGCTAGTCGTTGGGCTTCGTCCTTCGCCGCCTTCGGGGACATCTCTTTGTCTATGGCTTTGCCCGCATCATCAACGTCTCGGGGCAACTTGCCGTTGCCCACCTTCTTCGCGTCTTCGACGCTCTTGTATCCAAGTAGTCTTGCCCAGACCTGCTCAATCGAGAGTTGTTCACCGTTGAGTTTTACTCCCCATTCCTCCCCTTGCAACAAGGCGGAAACTCCAAGAAAGCCATCCTCTTGCAGTGGAGTACCCTGCTGGTATATCCGGTTGCCGCGACCCAGACCTTCTGCGCTGTAGACCATCTTGCTTGTCCACGGGGTACCAGTGCCGATGCGGTTGTTCTTCAACCACTCATCAAGTTCCTTTGCAGACTTGAACTCTTTGGTGCGGTAGATGTGACGCTTCCTCGTACCCGCTATGAACGCAGTGTCATCCGCCCACTCGGCAGGCATCTTGCCGCCTATGCCTAGTGCAGACATAGCCTCGGCTGCGGTCATCTCACCCAGGTACTCCACCAGCATTGAGCGACGCTCCCGCTTGGAGACGGCCTTTACTTCTGCCTGCTCCTTCTGGGCTGGACGGTAACCCTTCGTGCCCTTCTTGCCTTTGGCTGCCCTCTTCTTCTTTGCGGCTTGGCCCTTCTTGGCCGCGCGGTCCTTGACCACGACAGTGAACTCTTCGCCAATATCGACACCGGAGATCGCACTGTCCATGACGTAGGCACCCTCGCCATAGCCAAGGTCAATAACGTCATCGCCCGGAGCGACCGGCATATCAACACTAAGATCAGCGGGTTCATCGGCCTTGCCACTCTTGAGTGGTGCCGGGATCGGTACCCGCTTCCTGGGCTTCTTGCCCTGGAAGGGGTCTTCCTCTGTGAAATCCTTACGTCGCCTGATGGGGCGTATCTCACCCACTGGGTCAACCCTGATGGATACCGAGGCATCTCGGTACATCACCTGACCATTCTCATCAAGTATTGGCAGACCCGTTTGAGGGTCTAGGTCCACAACCTTGACCGGAGTCTCAGGTCCCTCTCTGGGTTGGGTGAAAGTTTTCTTGAGTGGGTCATCATCTGCCCTAGCGGCGTTGGCCACTTCCTCTGCTTCCATCCGCTTCATTAAGTCGCGGACACTTCCCTCCCAGTTCTCAGCGAACTGGTAGAGAGTTGACATGGGCAGTGGCTTGGCGTTGATCTTCTGACCGTTGAAAGCAACTAGGTCGTAGAGGTCGGCATCGTCTTTAGACTTGGTGATCTTCCACTTGAACTGGGTCTTCTTGGTGACAGTCTCCCCGCCTTTGCCACCTTTGACCTTGATCAGTTCCGGCTCCCAGTTATCACTCCACCGGAATACCGTCTCCCCACTCAACTCAAGAAGTTCACCCATCATCTTCTCGTACCAAAGTTTGTGCTCCCGCACCTTCGCCTTGGCCTGCTGCTTACCGGCTAACGCCCACCCATCCGCTTTCGCCTGGTCAACCATTCCGGGGACCAACGTGTCCTCGAAGTCCTTCAACACTCTGGCCGCACCAGCCATGAAGGTTTCAACATTCAGACGCATACCAGCCATGACCTTGCGTAGATCATCGACCTGCTCGTTGGCTGCCTTGGCCTTGCGGTACACATCCATGAACTCGTTGTACTCGCGAAGCAAAGTTTCCCCTGCCTCTTCGCGAACCAACACTGCTACCGGAGAAGGATCGACTGGCTTACCAGCCAGTGCCTCATCCGCGTAGTCGTCGGCATACCGCTCGTATTGAGCGGCCAGCCGCCACATGCTGTCCATCTCTTCGGCTAGATCGGGAGAGACATTGCGAACAAAGTCCAACTTGATCGCCCAGTCTGCTCGACCTAATCCGGCTGCTTCCAGTCCCTCATCAACTTGGGTGTGACCCAGGTCTACACCCCTTGCTGCGTTCTCGACTCCTTCGACTGTCGCATCCGAAACAACACCAGGGTTGAATACGGTGGTATCCCGAAGTAGTTCGTCGTAGTCCGGTGCCCACTTCGCCTTAATGCCCGTCTTGATCAGGGCTTCGCTACCGGCTTGGTACAGACCTTTGGCACCAGCCTTGATAGCGCCGGGACCTATGTAGAGTGTCGGGTCAACCAGATAGAACAAGGCATCGAGGGCACCACCATAAGAGGTGTGGATGTTGTCACCGGGGGTTGACCACGACAACATCTGACCAACTGATGCGACACCCATTCCGTCGCCAGCCTTGAGTGCCGGATCATCGGGGCTAAACTTCCACCGCTTGATGTCCTGCTGGCGCTTCGCCTTGGCGGCGGGACTCTCGTAGTCAACGAACCAACCATCGCCCCAATCCGACAGGTACTCTTTACCGTCCGTGTCGGCAGTGAATACACCTTTGACCATTCGGGTAAAGGTGGTGTTGGTAAAGATTGACTTGAATCGTCCGGGGAACTCTTCTGCGTGTACGTTCTCCGAGTTGACTATCGCACCCCATGTCTCAGCGACAGTGTTGGAAGCGACTTCGGGTATGTACTCTAACGCGGCGATTGCACCTTGGACTATGTTCTGCGCCCAGTTCACTATGGCTGGGTCTTCGTCCTGGGCTTCCGCTTCTTCCGCAACGCGCCGCTTGTGCGCTTTATCGTTGTACTCCTCTAGGGCAGCAACCTTGTCTTGAAGTTTGGTGGGCATCCCGGCTTGCTCAGCCAGGTTGCCTACTGCTCGGGTAGTGGAACCACCACCACCGAGGAACACTGATGGTGCAATCAACATTGTTGCCGCACCGTCCGGTCCAATACCGGGTGCCAGTTCCGCTGCGGTCTGCAAACTGTCAGCGTCAACTATGGCTTTGATGTCTGGGTTACCACTTAGCCGCGCTTTGAACTTGATCGTTTCATTCCACTGGTCTTCGGTTAGACCACGGGAGCGGTAGTATTCCGCTCGGGTTATCTGCGGCTGGGTACGGGACTCGGCAGCAATGACGTTCTGCGCTTCGTGGTAGCGATCCTCTTTGCGGTGAGTCTGAAAGCCTGTAGTGGAATCACTAGCAGGTACGCCTAACCCCTTGCGGATTAGTTTCTCACCAAGGTCTTTACCACCGGGACGTTCTACATAGCGAAGGTCCCGACCATAAGGGTCGGTATCTCGGTCAGGGTCGGTACCAAGACTGACGTTGGGTTTGTTGACGAAACGATCCGTCACCCGTTGGGCGCGCTCGTAACCTTGCTCGCCATACTCCGGAGTGTCCACACCGATGAGGCGAACATCGCCATCATCAGTCTTGATTGTGTCGCCATCAATGGCACCCCAACCGTCAGTGCTCATCGACCCTCTGCTTCCAATCTATTAACCATCGCTCGTAGTTCCGGTGATGGGTTTGCCTGATAAGCAAGCCGAACAAGTGCGGCCACCTCGTCATCTTTATCTTGAGGTGGTCGTGCTATCTCATTCGGACCCGGACCTATCGGGACTCCGGAAGTGACTGGCTCAGTAGGTCGATCACTAGGGGCACCTAGAGGCGTAGCCCGTGGCGCGGCGGGTGCCGCTGCCAACGGGGCCTCACCTGCAAGTTCATTCACTTCCTTGTTCTCCCCATAAGGGAGTCCGGTCACATCTTGCGGTGGTTGAGTATTGTTCGGCATACCAAATCCATCCGTCCGACGCGACAGTTTCCCCGGCCCCGATACGGGGGCCGGGTCACTGGGCCGTCGGTATCCACCTGACGGCATGACTACTTCTTAGGTTTGCCGTAGTGCTTGTCAGCCGACTCGCGCATGTCATCACCAATGAAGCCTTTGGTGTACTGGTCTACTCCGTAGTACAACTCTTCTTTGGTGAATGACGTAGGCGTAGGCTGATCGCTCGCCTTCTTCATCAGTGACCGCCCTGGTGTGGGTTGCGCTTCACATTGTTCTTCGCAACTCCCCCGGAGGTCATTGCCTTCGGGCCTTTCTTCACGTTGGTGCCAACGCCGATGTCACGCATCGCGTCGCCTGCACTGGCTTTATCGCCACCTGCTGCCATTGTTCTTCTCCTTCCCTCAGTGTTTCTGAGGACTATATCGGCATTTGCCGTTGCACGCCTGCACTCAAGTTGGGATCGCCACTAGCGCCGAGTCCGGCGAGCATGTTGAGATCGGCTTGCATGTCGCCGGATGGTTGCATTGGTGGACCACCGGGGGGACCCCCTGGTGATGGGGGGGGATTGCCAGGTAGCCCCGCGCCCGGTGGACCTAGCCCCGGCTCTGCTGGAAGACCCGGAGCGGCTTGTTGTAGTTCCGGTTCCGGCTCTGGCTCCGGTGGAGCCAACGCCTCGGAAACTATCTTCTCTAATGGTATCCCCTTAGTCCGACCATTCACGACATCTGTGATTAGTTGGAGTGCCTGATTCGGATCGCCGCCTTGGGCGGTCATCTCGGGGATGGAAGATGCGTACTGTTGGACCGCTACCTTCAATGCTTCGCGCGTGTCTTCAACGTCGATCTTTCTTTCTTCTGCCTCAACGTCCAGATCAGCAGGCATCTGGCGACGAAGGTAGTCGCGCGAGATGAGTTTTTCTGCTCGGGCTTGCAGTCCAAACACAAGCCAGCGCGAGGGATCAAGACCGGCCATGAGTCCGTATTGCACATCAACGTCGTACACACCATTGATTGCTTTCTCCGGCGTGTACTCAAGATCGAACGGAGTCCCATTCGTTGTCCCCTTGATTCGCTTCTTCTTCTTGCCCCACATCTTCTCGTCGCACTCAAGTGCGAGGCTTGCGGTCTTGGTGAGTAGTGGAGCCAACACTGCTTGCGCGGTACGAACCTGGGTATCGAACCCTTCCATCAGGGCTTGAACGCCCTTGCCGGTAACGTGTCCCCCCGCTGCGCTGGGGTCCCCGCCACGAAGTTCGGGGTAGCGTGATCCTTCCCGCTGTTCGCGGGCAAGGGTGGCATCTTCTTGCCACATCGAGGGGGGAACATCCAACTGTAGTCGCCGGACGTTTTGCGGCTCCGAAGTACGTAGGTGAGCATCCGGACCCAACGGCACGTTGGTGACATCCGGCGGCACAATGATGGGTGCCTGGATTGACTTATGTGCCGCTTCCAATCCGAGTAGTGCCATTCGACTGCGTGCCAACTGCACGAACATTACGTCGTCGAACTGGCCCCTAACCACTGGGCCGGGTCGCATCGCCACATTAACGAGGCACTTTCCGACAGGATTGGGCACTCGGGACAACAACATTGCCTGGGAGGATGAGATCGCTCCGGCGGGCAAGAACACTGTGTCGGCTTTTTCGTCATGGTGGAACACCACCTCAATGAGTTGGTTATCAGCGGGACTGTCGCCGTAGTCGTACTTCTTTTGCAGTGGCCCCTCTAGTTCCGGATACAGTTCGGCCAGCATCTCGACTGTGCAGTAGGTCCGTTGGTACAACGCAGTACATCGCCGCCATCTGTCGATCACCGGGTAGCAACCCATTGGGTCAAGCATCCGGATGATCGGCAGCATGTTGTCGTAGTCGTATTCAATCTTGGAGAATGCCCAGCCAAAGGTGACGAAGTTGTCGGCGGCTGTGTACATCTGGGTCTGCATGTCAGACCCATGAAGTATGGCGGAGAGAATCTTGGTGCGTTTCTCTGCCGCTTTCTCCTGAGCGGGGGACAACCCGGCGGATGATCCGGCGTTGAATGCGGGTAGTGGGGCAATCATTTCCGCTAGATCGCGGGCCGCAACGTCGATCATGTTGGCGACGATTGGCTCCTGCCAAGGACCATCGCCGGGGAATAGGTCTGGGGCTAGATCGGAGATGCGACCAGACCTAATCAGGAGAAGTTGCTGGTGCTTGAGGTCGCGGTTGGCATAACGGGACAGCATTCGGCTGAACCCGTATGAGAGTTTCATCAGACCACTGGGGTCATTTGGCCCGCTAATGTTCACACCCACATCCGGGTAGAGGCAGATTCCTCGCCGGAATCGAACGAATCTGTGACAGTAGCCACCCGCTGGGCGGTCAGGTCTGCGCGGGTAAGGAACGCCGATTTGCCGTGGGATAGCCCACCGGCACCGGCAGTCAACTCCTGGCAACGCAGTTCTGCGAACCATAATGCCATAACTAGGTCAGTCTTGTGGCCTGATCTGGCCTTACGGGACTGGGCTACCTCGGGGTCCCAGGTCAATAACTGCTCGGTTAATGCCCTGGCAGCCTCGGTTCGCTGGCTGGGTAGGGTGATAAGGCGCTGGCGGAATAGGTGGGTCATCGCCGCCACGCCGAAGATGGGGTCATGCTTGTTGTTTCCGGTGTGATGTTCGTGGAATACCACGCCGCGAGCGGCGCAATAGTCGTTAATCTCCCGGTCTAGGGCTAGGAAACGCTGGAAAGCGTTTCCTTCGATACGTATTTCGTTGACCTTATGCTGAGTTATCCAGCGGCGGATCAGCATTCTCATACGATCCGGGGTCATAGCCGCTTCGTTATGGATGTCTATCACCCACCGATGCCCGGTGGCGCGGTCCAATCCCACCAATACCGCGCCGGTATAGCCAGCAACGGCAGGGTCAAGCCCCATAATCAGCCGCAATCCGGCTGATCCTGTCTCTCTTCCCAGGCTTTTATCGTCCGTCAGGGTGCCGGGAGGGTAGGCACCAATGCAGGAATCCACTTCCTCCGGCTTGAAGATGCTGTCCTCGGACACCTGCTCCTGTTGATACATCCGTGACCATTCGGATGTGGGCATAGCCGCCCTCACCTCGGCCAAGGTATGGCCATCCCATCTGGGGAATAACCCATCTGGGTCCGGTTCCTGCTCGGAATCGGCGGCAACGTCAGTCAATGGCCATAAGGTTTCCCAGTCAGCCGGGTCTTCGGCATACTCCAAGACCGCTGGCTGAGACAGGTAGGTCCACGGCGATTGGTTGCCGTGATACCGGGATTCGTCCTGTAGTTCGGAGTAGATGTCACGCGCCGCAATGCGCGTGCCAATCACTAGCAACCTTCCGGTCCTCGGCGCTAAGCGGGATGCCGCCATTGTGAGGAGCCAATGGATTTGCTTGTCAAAGTCGTGGGCGTTAATGCTGTCGGCTACGTCATCAACAATGATGAGATCGGCACGGGCACCGTAGATTTGTCCTCCAACGCCCAAGGCTTGGACTGTCGGGTCTTTGGCCTCGGCTCCTCTGACTTTGGACGATACGTAGAATCTGCTGGCAGACCAGCCAGCCGATTCGGAATCGTAACCGCCGGGTGGTGCAAAGTCATCTACTACTCCCTGGTACTGAGGGCTAGTCAATCTCTCTTTGATCTGCAAAAGGAACTGCTCAGCAAGACGCTGAGCCTTAGACACAATGATTACTCTGACACTGGGGTCAGAGACTATGCGCCAGGTCACGTAGTCAGCGGTGATAGTGGTGGACTTGGCGTGGGCAGGCGGGGTATTTACTATGACTCGGTTCTTCTTCGCTGGCCGGAACTCCATCGCGGGGTGTAGGCCAGTAGGTTCCTCCCCCTCAAGCAACTGAACCCATTGGCGCTGATGAGGCCAAGTCCGCTGGCCCAGGTATCTTTCTCGGAATGTCTCGAAGTCCGGCACTTCCTTGCCGGATTCGACCAACTCACCCCTGGCAGACTTCTCTACCTCGTCCCATCGTTTACGAAAACCCTCGTCGGTATATTTCCAGTGGCGTACCGTCGTCCACTTCCGCTTGATCTTCTTCGCGGCATCCTGAGGGTCGCGTCCCTCCTGAATGTATTTCAGGAAGTTGGACTTTGCTTTCGCAGTCGAGCCTTGGTTCTTCTTACGACCCGATCCCTTAGACGGCACACCACACCTTAGCGTTCTTTATATTGCTAACGGTAGCCTGCGACACGCCGTAATCGGCGGCGATGTCGCGTTGTCGTCTGGTATCGACCCGAATCTCTTCTACTTCGGCAGCCGTAATCTTAGCGTTGGGGTTATCTTCCCCAACGCAGGGATTGAACCGATTCCGTTCTACGGCTTCGGCCATATTCTCTTGATGAGTCCCCAGGTGTAGGTGATCAGGATTAACACAGCCCGGATTGTCGCAAGAATGCAAGACATGAAGGCCGTCAGGTATAGGACCATAGGCCATGACGTAAATGAAACGATGAGCACGCCACCTCACACCTTTGTAGGTGAGTTGACCGTACCCTTTTGGAGTGCGATATTTCTGCCACTCGACACACTCTGACATTTGATAGCCCTTCTAACCGCCCGGTGGGAACCGCCTTTCACTGCCGTCCACCCGAGTCTCTTGGAAATCGCGGAAAACTATGGCCTGCCCAATAGGACCCCGTGGTGTCGCCCAACCAGGCCGCTGTCTAGGGTTCCGCATTTGCCCACGGTAACACAGGTGACCGGAATACAAGGCGATACAACACGAATACCACCGGCAGAAACAAGTAGCATCGGCGGAACAAAAACCATCGGCAGAATGAGTTTTTGTTAAGTCCCTTATAGAGGGATTCTCTTCAGAGAATCCCGATACTATCGGGATCATCTAGAGGATGATCCCTCTTTACTATCGCCGGAGTAGTCTTTACTCCGGCTCTATAAGTATCGAGAGAGGCCCGAAGGGCTGTAAGGGCCTCTCTCTCTATGTAAAGGGTAACACAACTTGTCAAGTGTTGCGCGAGAAAAAACCAAAGATTTATTTGGTGATACATACGATAATATGCGTCGCTTGTGCAACAAGGGGCGGGTCAAACTGTCTATCGTGACGGTCTGTAACGACCATTTATGGCAAGGGTGGGGGGTGAATAAAATGATAGCCCCCATACACCCTTGTAGACAGTGA